CGACGGGGACCGAAGCCCCCGCCGAAATCGTTTTGGTCTTAGGCGTAAACGGGCTTGCCGTTGATGTAGATCGCTTCGCCGGAGGAAGGCTTGAGAGCTTCCAGGGAGAAGGGAATCTGACGCCATTCGTCGCCCTTGATGGCGAGGTCGCCGTTCGGGGTGATCTTGACATAGGGCAGGAAGATGTCGCGATCCGCACCCTTGGGGTTGTTCTCCAGAAGACGCATCGCACCTTCCACGGGCTCGGAGCCGGAAAGCACCTGAGACTGAGTGGACGCGCGAATGTCGAACGCCGCTTCGAGGTCGGTGCCATCGGTGATGCCGCCGCCTTCGAGGACCGAGAACATGCCGCGATCCAGGTCAACCGAGTAGTCCGTGCCCAGGACATAGGTGGGAGTGCCGCCCGTGCCGTTGAGGACGAAGTTCTCGATGCCCCGTGTGCCGACGCGGTTCTGGATGGTCAGGCCAAGCTGCCCGATGTCGCCCTGGTTCATGCCCGCGAAGTCTTCGCTCTGTCCGGCCGCCGCGATGGTGTTCACGTTGAGGGTCGAACCGAAGAAGAACAAGGACACGTTGTCGGCGTTGATGTCGTCACAGATCATTGAACCGGAACGGGTCACTTCCAGAGCAACAGAGTCGTCCTTCTCACGGATGCCTTCGTCACTGGAGTAGTGGTCCAGCGTCTCGGACTCGATGGTCAGGTTGAACTCAGGGGTGTTGCCCATGTATTTGAACGGGCCTGGGACTTGCCCAGATGTGAAGCGCGCGAAGTAGACCTTGCCACGCCCAAGGACGTATTCAGGGGTGCGTTGGGATACAAGTGTCATCGTATTTCCTTTCTCTCGGTGTTCATTCGAACGGGTTTAGTTGGTCTTCGGCCAGGTCGAGGGTCACGCGGAGCCAGAAGTAGGCAACCGCACTAACCTCATCCGCAGGTCGAACGACGCCGCCGTCCCACGAAACACTTACGACAGTATTCGCTTTCGGGCCAAAACGGAAGACTCTATCACCCAACCGTTCATCGAGCTTGAGTTCGACCAGTCGCTTCTTCACGTCGGCCAAGAGGACGTGAGCCGGATCGGTGGGGTTGTCCTTATCGTCCACGACAAAGCCCTGGACCATGAGAACGTAGTCGCCGCTGGCCGAGGTCCCTACGTCCGGCGACAAGTTCGCCTCCGGTGCGATGGGTTCTTCCAGCATGGAGACCATTGGTAGCGGATCGTCATCTCCGAAGAGAGTCCGGCCGCGATACACGCTGCCTCCGAGGTCCGTGCGGAACCCGTTGGCGACCGTGATCTGTTGAAACGCTTCCGTGAGAGCCTTCTGGACTCGGAGCCGGAACGGATCGCCTGGGACGACCGCTGCTATCGGGAAGATCGCGTCATTGAGTGGTGATGTGATGGTCATTTATTGAGCCCCATAAGCCGGATGAACTCGCGCTCCAGGGCATCCGCCGACGGATCGGAGATGTCCTCCGCTACGCCCTTGCCAGCGTTGTTCAAGAATACCTGTTGGATCGAGGGGCCATACAAGAGGTAGAGGCCCTTCGAGATTTGGACTTGCTGGAACTTGTTCGCCATCCGCTCGCCTGGTGCCAGCCGGATCGCAAGACCCAGGTTGAACCGCGTGTCGGTCAGGGTGTTGCCCTGGGGGAGCTTGATGAGGAAAGCCTTCCGCAAGAAGGACGCCTGTCCAGGCTTCACTTCGACCATGACCCCCGCCCCTCGGCCTGGGGTTCCCTTGGAGAACTTGGCGAGAGAAGTCGGTCGGCCCTTGGCCTTGATCCGAGACTCCAGGCTCGCGCGCTGGGCCATCTTCGAGACCGTGAGGTTCCCCGCCGCTGGGCCGAGGGATCGCTTCGGGAGGTTGATCTCTTCACCGATCCGGCGCGCCGCTTCGACTCGAGCATCGCGGGTGGTCTTGTTCAAGGCTCGGACAAGGTTGATCTTGGACTTCTTGTCCAGGTCTCGGATGTCCCTTAGTGTCTCCAGTCCCTCGACTGCCACCGCGAAGTTCGCCATATCACGCTCCTGGTGGGGCGTAGGCGGACATCTCATTCTTGGAGACGCGCGTGACTACCGCCGTGATGGTGATGCCGTCCTGGGGCTCCAGGTGGTCCACACGATACACTTCGAACGTGCTGACCGAATACACGTTGCCCTTTGCGGGGACATGTTCATCGGCCAGGAAAATGAGCTTGGGGATCGTTTCGGTTCTCTCCGCGTAAGCGAGGGAGGTTCCGGCGAGATCGCCTACCGCGTCGTCTTTCGAGTTGACCCTACAGAAGACAGTAACGGAAGGACCGACAGGCCCTTCCGCGTAGCACAGGGTCTCGACCTTCATGCCTTGATGGAGGCGAGCCCTGGCGGTGTCTTTGATCGCACGAAACGACATTACATCACGTCTTCTTCGTTCTCGCCGTCGTAGTCGTCATCGGCGAGGACTTCGAAGACCTGACGGTGCTCTGCGAGCTTCGCCGAGATCGTCTCCATCGTGGACTTCTTGGTCAGGCCCTTGACGCCTTCTTCCTTGGCGACTTCGAGCATCTGGAGGCGCTGGACCTCTTCGTCCGAAACGGTTTTGGTGCCGTCGGGTGCCGAGGTCTTGAGGGGGCGGGCCGCTTTGGCTTCGATCAGGGGGTTCGCATCTTTCTCTTCGATGGAGAACTTGTTCCCAGGCTCGACATACTTCAAGCCTTCTTTGCCAGCGGAGATGGCGATCCGTGAGATCGCGATGAGGTCTACTTTTGCCATGAGGTCACTCCATTCATGTGCTGCGGTTTAAGAGGGATAGAGAGGCCGAGGGCGACCGGAGCCGCCCTCGATCTGCGCTTACGTCAGGACGCGAGCCTTGAACGTGTTGTTCGGGTTCACCGGAACCATGAGCGGTGCGCTCTGGGTCATGAGCATGGTGGCCGAGGGGTCCTCGTTTTCCCACATCTTCGGGAAGATCGGGAGTGGCTGGAAGCCCGCCCGCTTGTCGAGGATGGCACCGAAGGCTTTGACGCCACGAACGGACTGGCCGATCATGAGGACATCCTTCGGGTCCATGTAGGGAACGATAGTCCCGTCGGGCATCTCGTAGTAGTCCGAGTAGACCCAGATACGGAGGTTCCGCGACAGGTTGCCCTTGAACTGCACCTTGTCGCCGTTGCCGACGCCGAGGTCCAGGGACGTTCCGCTGGTGTTGCGGATGTCCGCTTCCAAGAGCTTCTGCACTTCTGCATCCGCCTTGAACACGGCCCACGCCTGGGTGCCCATGATGACATCGGTAGCAGGGCCACCGAATTTGGCATCGGCCATCGTGTCGTTCCAGGAGTCGATGCTGTCCACGATGGACACGCCGACTTCGCCCCAGCGAGCGCCGCCCGTGAGCGCGACCGTGTGGCCCGCATCGCGTTTGAAGTCCACCGTCGCGGCCGGATACCCATCGTCTTCGAGGGTGATCGTGCCATTCAGGATCGCCTGGGCCGCCATCCACTCCCAGCGCCGCTCGATGTCCGAACGATGCTTCTGGAGGATCGCCGTCACAGTCGCGTTGTAGCGACCCTGGGGCGACAGTGGGACAGCCTGACCGATCTCGCCAAGACCTGCGCGGCGCGTGAGCATCGCGGCGGCCTGGACGGCATCCTTGGGCTTCAAGTAACCAGGCTTGACCGAGAACAGGTTCTCTTCTGCCTTGAAGGTCGGACGACCCTGGGCAGTCGGGAGAACCAGCGGCGCAAGATGACGATAGTCGGTGATCTTGCTCCATTCGATCCGCTCGGATTCCGAGGTATAGAGGCTCGGAAAAAACGACAACCAGAACTCTTGAGCGGGCTCCAGGTCGCGGTAAACACCAAGAAGTTCCTCGGTGTTGTAGACAGTCCGTGCGATAGTCATGTCATTTCCTTTCTGTCAGTCACACTACCGAGGCGCTTACGCGCGATGGTATTTGTTGAAGGCGACGACGATCTGCGTCGGGGTGGGGGCGTCTGCGAACGCGGCGGCCATCTTGGCATCCGTGTCGTAGGTTGCGTCCCAGCCGAGCATGTCGCCGTTGAAGTGGCCGCCTCGGATGATCTGGATCATCGGGTTCTCGCCGACGCCAGAAGTGATCGCACCAGCGGCAATACCGATAGCTGCGGTAGTGCCGAGAACTGCGGGGATGATGTTGCCGGAACCGTCGAAACCGACGACTTCATACAGGGCGATGTCCTGCGAAGCTGCAAGGGTCTCATCGGTGGTGAAGAAACCTGGCGTGTCCGACAGGATTAGATCGCGCTGGGTGAACGCTTCGAAAGCGTCTCCAGCTTGACCAGGGTTGCCGAAGGGGATGTCAGTCATTTGATTGTCCTTTCCTCAAGACTAGACGAATTGTGCGCGGATTAGGCGCGTTTCA